GCTGGTACGATATTAACAGAATTAAGTTCATCTGAAGTTGTTTTTAGTTCTGGTAGTACAAAGTTTGGTGATACATTAGATGATATACACGAGGTAACAGGTAGTGTAACCATTAGTGGTTCATTCGGTGTAAATGGTAGTGATATCATCGCTTTTAGTAATAGTAGTGATGTAAGTTCGGCAAGAACAAATGTTCTTGTTACAGAAAATGTAGCATTCCAAGTACTCGGTGGAGAAGCAGAAACAGCAAATTTATACTTAAGAAAACAATTCGCAAAAGTTGGTACGATAAGTAATTCTACTGCTAGTTTTTCGGCAGTAACAGCATCTGCAGGAGATTTAACTACAACATCAATAACTGATTTTCACTTTTATTTAAATGGGATGATTTTAGAACAAGATGCATTAGAAGTACAACAAAGTGGTAGTACATTTAAAGTACATATGGATGCTAATTCACTTGGGTATAATTTATCACCCGATGATGAAATAGTTGCTTGGGGAAAATTTAATTCATAAATACCACATTGGTTTTACCATTTGTTGATATTTATTAGTATGAGAAAACGACATTGGAAAAATAGGAAAAACCGAAAGTGTCCATCGTGTAGTAAGATGTTAACCTATACGAGAAAAGATGCCTTTGATAGGGCAGTGGGTAATAATAGTGTGTGTAAATCATGTGCTCAATCAGATAGAAAATTAACATTGGATACGATTGAAAAAATGAAACAACCTAAAACTATTCAACATAAGAAAAAGATTTCGAAATCAATTACAGATTGGTGGGTAGACAGAAAACAAGAAGTAGAAGAATATGGCATTAATAGATAGTAAACAATTGAATCCCGCCTTAACAGGTTCGTTCACACTTAGTGGTTCATTAAGTGGTACTAACATTATACCTGCAAGTGCGATTGATGGACAACTTGGTATATTCTCACCTACAGGTTCACATCAATCTACAGATAATGATTTAAAAGTTACAGGTTCATTAAATATAAATTCTGATTATACTCAATCTGAACCAAGTTCATCTACAGGTATCATAACCAATAATATTACAAATGGATATCCAACATCAAATGCATGGCAAACAAGTTTAGAGGGAAGTTATTTTAATAATTTTACAAATGAAACTCATGTTAGTGAAATATTAAGATTTATTGCAGGTGCAATGAGTCATAGTTTAGATGTTGCAGATGCAGCACCAAATACAAAATATTGGAATACAGTCAGTACATCACACACAGATGGAAGTGAAACAAGTAAAAGTTCTTTACTAAATGGGGTGTTAGGTTCAACATATGAAAATGCAAGATTGAGTAATAGTTGGACTGGTTCAGCATTTATAGATTTAAGTGAGACAGGGTCTTACAGAGAAGTTCAAGATTATTTAGAACATAAAGGGTGGGTACAATCAAGTGATAGAGGTGATTCTTCAAATGATGTTGGAACGAATCCATTTCATGGAAGTTATGCAACAAGGATTCCATCTTCAAATATCACAACACAAGGAACCTTTGGTACATTTACAAACACTATAACTGCAAACGCAGGTGGTAGTACAGATGTAAGTAGTAATAGTAATTACTTTGGATTAGGAATACTAACGAGTGGTGGAGCAACTGCATATTCAGTACGAGTAATCGCTTCACAATCATTTAGTGATAATTATTCCGATTCAACACCAGATGCAAGTTCAACATATCATACATCATCTTTTGTAGATTACACACAGAGTTCATTTGGTACATCAAACGGGTTGATACTAAGTAAAATAGTAACATCACAACCTGCAGTTATTCCATCAGCATATCAAGATGGAGATTTCAATAGTGTTGCAGGACCAATAAGTGGAAGAAAATATACAGGTGGTGCAACGGCTGCAAATGCAATATCAGCAAGTGGATATTATAAATTACATGATATCGTGGTTGGATTAAAGACAGGTTCACAAAGTGATTTCATATACAAAGATGGTTCAGATGGAACTACAAGATTTTATTTATATACAGGTGGATTAACAACCGATATCACGACTGGTAACCCGACAGTAGCAGTTACAAGTTCTTTAAGTAGAACAAGTTTCTCAGCAACATCAAGAAGTTTAAGTGGAGCACCATATCTATTAACAACAAGTTATGGGCATGATTTTGTATCAGAGGTAAGTAAATCCTTTGACCCAGCATTTGGATATGGAACATCAGTAATGGTAAATTCAAATCCAACAGATACTTGGGATAATATTGGTTCAACATCATTAAGTAATACAACCACGACTGTAAGTAATAGTGGTGTATCATCAACAGGTGCAACTAATTATGTAATTGATAGAACAAGAACTACAAAGAGAAGTAGTGGTGATGACCCACAGATTCAAGATATTGCAGTTGCAAGTTCTTCATTCACTTTCTCACTTGATAGTAATAGTGATAATGTTGGACAAAATAGAACAAGTAACAACACTTTAAATTATAGTTTAACATTTAGAGCGACTGGTAGAAATTGGAAGAACTCAAGTGTAACTGATACCACACCAGCAGAAAGTTTTTATGATGCAACTCTATTTGGACAATCAAGTGATAGTGGTTCATTAGCAATTTATAGTAGAGCACAAGGATATGACCCTACTTCAGTAAATAGTACTACAGAGGGTTTTGATGGTGAAGATTTCAGAATAGTATTGGCAGACAATGTAACTGCATTTAATGGAGCATATTTCACAACAGACTCATTCCAAACGAATGATGAGGGGGATGCGGTTCTCGGTGATTATGATTTACAAGTAAAACCAGGTTACTTAGTAGACCCAGGTGGTGATTATGGATATTGGTTTAAAGAAAATTTTGGTAGTGGTACATACAAATATTATATAAGAAGATTCCAAAAATCAAGTGGAAACAAAACAAGTATGACTGTAAACTTGAATAACAAAACATTAGTGAATTGGAACTCTACTTCGGATGGAATTGCTTGTGCAATAATATTTAAAAGTGGTACAAGTGCAGGTGGAAATACAAGTATATCTACTGCAAGATTATTTGACCCAAGTGATACCACAAGTAACTTAATTGAAAGTGGAATAACTACAGATAATCATAAGAATCCATTTTCAAGTAATATAGATTTATATGGAAATACAGGTGGTAGTGTTTCAAGTAATACTTATACAATCCCTATGAGAAACTCAGATGGGATGTTCTTAGATTCTACAGATGAAGAACTTTATGTAGTGGTGAGATACAAGGGAGACCCATCACCAATACAATCAATAACATTGGGGTATAGTTAATGGCAATAGACCAAACTAAAAAATCAAATCGACTGTTAGGTAACAGAAGATTTACAAGTGATGCGTTAAATACCGCACAAGAATCATTTACCGATGTATTAGATTTAGGTGCAAGTGAAATATTTACAGAGACTCACTTAATTCCATCAAGTGGATTACCATTTAGTGGAAGTGCTCAAAGTGGAGAAACAAGTGGTGTACTAAAATATTACTTTAGACAAAGATTAACAAGGTCTAATGTTGCTAATGATGTATTCTTCTTTATGGTTCCGACAGGAAGTACAGGTGGAGTAACACCGCAGTTGATTCAAGATGGACAACAAACTAATTTTATATCACCTAAGTATTCAGTAAGTGCACTTGCAAACGCTAATACAGAAGATGGAACACCTGGTTATGGTGTTAAAGTATTTAAATCCACATCATTAGATAGTGGTTCATTAAGTGGTGGTGATATTGTATCAGTTAATGATTATCAGTTTGATTATAAAACAGGTGTAATACAATTTGAATCTGCACTTTCATCCAATTTAGAAGTTTATATGAGTGCTTATCAATATGTTGGTAAGAATTTAAGTACAGGTTTATTTGTTGATGGGGATATAACTGCAAACAATTATATTGTTAGTTCATCGGTTACCAACATAACAACACAAGAATTAAGTGGTTCATCTAAATTTGGTGATACCATAGATGATACACATCAATTTACAGGTAGTTTAAGTATAAGTGGTTCATTCACACCTACCAAAGATGATTTAATAGATTTAGGAAGTTCAACATTCCAATGGAAAGATTTACATTTAGATGGAACCGCAAACATAGATACACTAAGTTTGACAGATGGTTTCACTTACAATAATGTTACCTTTAATACGACTGGTGGGAGTTCAAACCACCTAAGTGTTACAGGTTCAGCATTTACATTTAAGGCAACTGATAGTTCAGATTTATTTACATTGAAAAATTCAAGTGATGAAATATCAGTACAGATAGATGATAAAGTAATAGTGTTGGGTGAATCTACTACAATACCTACTGCAATTAAGGGTGGTATGTATTATAGTAGTTCTGCATGGTTTTTAGGATACGAAAACTCACCAACTTAATATTTAATAATAGAGAAATAATACTCTAAAAGGAGAAAATAATGGCACAATGGAGAAAAGTAATAGTAAGTGGTTCGGCTGCGGAACTATCTTCTTTGACTTTAGACACTGCATTACCAGTAGCACAAGGTGGTATTGGTGGAACATCTTTAACAGATAAAGCGGTTTTAATTTCACAAGATAGTGGTACAGATGCAGTTGGGTCTCTTGCCTTAACAACAAACGGAAGTATAATCGTGGGTGGTTCAGGTGGACCAGCAGTAGAAGCAGCAGCAGATGTTGCAGGAACTGGTTTAACCGCGACAACTGGAGATGGAACATTAGTAATTAATGTTGATGCATCTCAGACAGGAGTTACAAGTGTGGGTACGCTTGGGGCTGGAGCTATTTCAAGTGGTTTCGGTAACATTGATATCGGTACTTCAACACTAAACGCAGGTAATACGACTTTAGATAATTTTACAAATAATTCAGCAGTAGCAGATTCACACATCACAGGTTCGATGACTGGTTCATTTAGTGGAGATGGTTCAGGTTTAACAAACATAGCAGCAGCAAGTTTGGATATTGATGCATTTTCAGCAGGAACAGCATTACATCAAACACAAGACCACCTTTTATATTCAGATAACGGAACAGAAAAGAAAATTACATTTAGTAATGTAGAGGATGCTATATTCGGAAATGTTAGTGGAGATGCAACAATCGCAGCAGGTGGAGCTTTAACTATTGCAAATGATTCAGTAGACAACAATATGTTAGCAAACATCACACAAGGTAGTATTAAAGTTGGTGGTGGTTCAAACGCACCTACTGATTTAGATGCAAAAACAGATGGACAAATTTTAATTGGTGATGGAACAGATATTAATTCAGTAGCAGTTAGTGGTGATATAACAATCGGTAACGATGGTGCTACAACAATTGGAGCTGATAAAGTTCATGGAACTATGTTAAATACAGATTCCGCAGATACTTCAACAATAGAATTATCAAGTGATACACTATCAGTATTGAAAGTTCCAAATGATTTAACCATAGATAATGTAACACTTAACTTAAATAGTGGTACAACATACAATGGAAGTGGAGCAGTAACTCTATCAGCAAAAACTGCAGCAATAGCAAATGGTGGGACTGGACTTGCAACTGCAGACCAGATTCATACATTCTATACTACAGGTGGTGCTGATTTAGCAACTGCATTGAATACGGATTTAGGTGGTAACTTTACAATAGGTAATCAATCAAGTGATACTGCTACATTTAGTGGTGGTGTTATTGTTACTGGTGATTTAGATGTAAATGGCTCATTAACCACAATTGATAGTACTAACTTGAGAGTTGCAGATAGATTTATCTACGCTTCAAGTGGTTCAACAAGTGGTGATGGTGGTTTGATTGTTGGAACTGGTGCAGGTGGACTTGGAACAGCTCTTGGATATGATGATTCAGCAAAGAGATGGTCATTAACGAAAGAAGATGATACGGCAGAAAATGCTACATCAATCGCACCAAGACAATATGTGGTATCAGTTAGTGGTTCAGCAGTTAATCCTGTTGCAGGTGCTAATCCAAGTGATTTTGGAACAAGTGCAACTGATAGAATTGGTATGATGCATGTTAACACAGATGATGGAACAATTTGGATTTATTCATAAACTAAAGTGAGGTTACAATGGCTTTTAATATTAAAGGCAAAACAACGAGTATAGTGAATGAAGTAGCTAAGTTTAAAAAGGATGAGATAGAGTTCTTGTTTGAATTAATTAAGAACTCTATGATTCCAGGTAAACATTTAGGTATGGCAATGGAAGTAGTTAATAAACTAAAATCGCAATACCAATTGATAAATAGAACAAGTGCGAAAGTACAAAAAGTTGAATCAACGAAATCCGTAGTTGATAAAGAAATTTCTAAGATTCAAGAAGAAGAAAAGCAAAGACTTAAAGAACAAGACGGAGAACTTTGGGTTGAAGAATAACTTATTGGCCTTGTTTGGCAACAAGGAAGTGGGCCGAGGGGTAACCAACCATAAGGAGATAAAATAGATGCCAAGTTGGAAAAAAGTAGTAACATCGGGTAGTAATGCCGTATTAAATGATATCACTTTAAGTGGTGATATATCTGGTGTAAGTGCATCTTTCAGTTATGTAACTGCCAGTAGAGTTGAAGTTGATGCATCTACTCTAACCATTGGTGGAACGGAGATTGGTAAAACTCAAGCCGATAATTTAAGAAATACCACTGGTACAAATACTGGTGATGTTACATTAAGTGGAACACCTGATTATATCACAATTAGTAACCAAGTTATTACAAGAAATCAAATTGATTTAACCGCAGATGTTACAGGAACATTACCTGTAGGAAATGGTGGTACTGGTGTAACTTCCATGACAAATCTAAAAAATGCATTAGATGATGAAACATGGACTTTTGCTGAAAAACTTACAGCAGATGCTGGTATAGATATTGATAACATCAACATTGATGGAACCACAATAGCATTATCTTCAGGTGATTTAACACTTGATGCAGCAGGTGATATTATTCTTGATGCAGATGGTACTGATATTATCCTTAAAGATGGTGGTACTGAATTTGGTAGATTCAAAAGAGATACTTCAGATTTCGTTATAAAATCTGCAACAAACGATAAAGATATAGTATTCAAAGGTGTTGATAATAGTGCAACCATAACTGCATTAACATTAGATATGTCAGATGCAGGACACGCTTTGTTTACTGGTAACATAAGTGGTTCTACAATCAGAGCAAGTGGAGATGTTATAGCGTTTAATTCATCCGATAAAAGATTAAAAGATAATATAATACAAATTGGAAGTCCATTAGATAAGATTAATAAGATTGGTGGATATGAATTTGATTGGAATGAAAACCAACAAGTATATAGTGGTCATGATGTTGGGGTTATTGCTCAAGAAATAGAAGAAATTATACCTGAAGCAGTTAAAGATAGAGATGGTGGGTATAAGGGTGTACAATATGAAAAGATTATACCATTATTGATTGAGGGTATCAAAGAATTAGATAAAAAAATCAAACATATCGAAAAGAATTGTGATTGTTTGAACAAATAGTTTTATATTTATTTATAGTAAATTAACAAGGAGTTATAATGGCAAAGAAAAAAGATACAGATAATGTTGTCAAGTTTACAGAAGACGAGTTAAAATCATTAGAGGCAGTAAGAAACGACTACCTTAATATTCAACAAGAATTCGGTAGAACCAAAGTAAGAAAAATTTTGGCTCTAAAACAAGTAGACGAGATTGACCAATTTGAAGTTCAATTAGAAGCAGCTTATCAACAAGTACAAGATACAGAAGCAACATTGGCTAAAACCTTAGAAGAGAAATACGGAAAAGGTAATCTAAATGTGGATACTGGCGAATTTACACCAATTACTTAAAAAAAGTTCTTGGTTGAGTATATTTTGAGATTTTAAAATGATACTTATAGAGTAAGTATAAAGTTTTACTCACAATTTAATATTAATAGGAGAATAACACATGGCAGAGAGAATAGTCAGTCCAGGTGTATTTACAAACGAAAAAGACCTATCATTCTTACCACAAGGTATTGCTGATATAGGTGCTGCAATTATTGGTCCAACTGTCAAGGGACCAGCATTTGTACCCACCCAAATCACAAGCTTTTCACAATTTGAAAATATCTTTGGTGGAGTTGATAGTCGTTTCTATGTACCTTACACCGTCAAGGAGTACATTAAAAATGCTCCAGCAGTGACAATTGTTCGTGTATTAGGATTAGGGGGATATCAGAGCTCATCAATTAGATTAGCTATTTCAAGTTCTCTTGGTACTATTACCGCTGCAGTACTAAAACCATCGAGAAATGCTCCATCCTTAGACTTGGGTGGACCAACATCAGCATCAATAGCCGCAAGTGGTGATTTTGAAGCTGCTACAATAACAATCAATGGTTCTGCAAAGGCAATTTCATTTAACACAGGTTCTGCAAACTACATCACAAAGATTTATGGGTCAGACCCACAATCTACAAACAATGATGTTTATGTTTACAAGAACTTCAAAGACTTTCAATCATCCAATGGATTCGATGCAAATGTAAGTATGAGTATAGTAAGTGCTTCAACCTCAAATGGGGAAGATTTCACTCACGATTACGCAGTAGCAACTACACCTTACATCGTATCTCAGTTGGTTGGAAGTGCAAACAAAAGTTTATTTAAAGTAAATACTCGTTCACATGGAACAGATGTAAATGATAACTTTAAAATCGCTATTGCAGATTTAACTGCAGCTGGTTCAGTACCAGGTAGTGATTTTGGTTCATTTTCATTAAGAGTGTTGAAGAATAATCCAGGTGAAACCAATGATGGCGAAGTAATGGAAGAGTTTACTAATCTAAACTTCGATTCAGATTCACAAAACTACCTACCAAGAGTAATTGGTGATAGATATGTAACAATAGATACAAATGGAAAATTAACCTACAATGGTGATTGGCCAAACAAATCAGTACATATTTACATATCTGATTACATAACAAATCTTGAGGGTATCGATGAATCATTAATACCACATGGTTTTGCAGCAGCAAGTAATCCAACTCTTGGAACAACAACAATCCCAAGTGCAAGTTTTGTATCAACACAAAACAACACACTCGGTGTATTTGACCAAAATGTTTACTATGGTTGGAAATTTGCAGCAGAGACTAACAAACAATACCTTGCTCCAATACCTGCAAGTGCAGGCACTGGAAACAATGCAGTATTCTCACTTGAGAATATGTTAGGACATACCGATGCATCTACACTTGGTGTAACAACATACGCAGATGGAAGTGAAAATCTATCTTTAACAGCTGCAGCGAAATCTCAGTTGAAATTTGTTGTTCCTTTCCAAGGCGGATTTGATGGTGATGACCCAACAACATTGAAAGCAGTAGGTAATGATATTTCAGGTACAAACACACAAGGATTCAATTGTAATGATGCGAATGCAAGTGGTTCTGTTGCTTACAAACGAGCAATTAATGCAGTAAGTAATCCAGACGAGTTTGATATCAATTTATTGGTAACACCAGGTATCATACATGAATATCATAATTCAGTTACTAATCATGGTATTAGTAAAGTAGAATCTCGTGCAGATGCATTCTACATTATGGATGGTTCAAGATGGGGTAGAAGTGTGGCAAATGCAGTATCAGATATTAATACTATCGATACTAATTATGCTGGTACATACTATCCATGGGTCAAGATAATTGATGAAAGTAAAAATAAACCAGTATGGGTTCCACCATCAGTTGTATTACCAGGTGTGTTATCATTTAATGATTCTATAGCACACGAATGGTTTGCACCTGCTGGATTGAATCGTGGTGGATTATCATCAGTATTAGAAGCAAAAACAAGATTAACACATACAGAAAGAGATGAACTCTATGAAGGTCGTGTTAACCCAATTGCTTCATTCCCAGGTCAAGGTGTTGTGGTGTTTGGACAAAAAACATTACAAGGAAAACCATCTGCTCTTGATAGAATCAATGTAAGAAGACTGTTAATCAGACTTCGTAAATTCATTGCTTCTTCATCAAGGTTCTTGGTATTCGAACAAAACACAAGTGCAACAAGAAACAAGTTCCTATCTATAGTGAACCCATTCTTGAATAGTGTACAACAAAATAGTGGATTAAGTGCGTTTAAAGTAGTAATGGATGAATCAAACAACACACCAGATGTTGTGGATAGAAACCAATTAGTTGGTCAAATCTTCATTCAACCTACAAGAACTGCTGAATTCATCGTGTTGGATTTCGTAATACAACCGACAGGAGCAGCATTTCCTGAATAAGTTTATTAGTAAGTAATAGACAAACAAAAACCCCGCTTTTTCAAGTGGGGTTTTTTGTTGCTGTTTCTAATATAGTGAAACTCTGCATAACCCTTTCGATTTCAAATATGTAGTAATCGAGAACCCACAAATTTACATTTCTAACGCATCTAACCATTCCTCTATTTCGTTGTAAGTCATTCTACCATCTTCTTCAAGAGCTTCTCTCTGTTCTTGTCTTGTTAATGGTTTATCATTGTTCCATACTGGTCCAATATTAGTTTCATTTTGGAACTCAATATCATGTTCTGGTAATTTACCATTATCTCTATTCAATTCATAATTCATACAACCTATCGCAAAAGTTCCCATATCCATATTTCTATCCTTTTCTATCATTATTACACTATAATATAATGCTTTTAAACATTGGAGTCAAGTGTTTTTTTATTTTTTTTTCGCACAATACCAAGTACAATATTTACCATCTTTGTACTCGATAACTGCTTTTACTTTTTTACATTTATTACAATTCATTATTTATCTCTCATTTCTTATATCTTAATATACAACATAAAACCTATACAAGTCAAGGATTATTTTTAAAAAACTTCAATAAAACTAAGAAGAAAGTACTACTATAATTCACTTTTTTTTGTTTGCTGATATTTATTATCGAAGAAATTTTAAAGGCAAATACTTTAGGAGATAAAAATGGCCGATATTTTAAAACAAGACGAAATCTTTTTCAAAGCGTTTGAACCTAAAACTAAAAATAGGTTCATTATGGATATCGATGGTATACCGAGTTACTTTGTAAAAACAATGAATAGACCTCAAATCACATTTGAGGAGATTGAACTAAATCATATCAATGTTAAACGATACCTTAAAGGTAAAGGTACTTGGGAACCATTAGAGATTACTCTCTATGACCCAATCGTTCCATCAGGTGCTCAGGCAGTTATGGAATGGGTTAGATTACATCATGAATCTGTAACAGGTCGTGATGGATACTCTGATTTCTATAAGAAAGATATTACTTTCAATCTTTTAGGACCAGTTGGAGATAAAGTTGAAGAGTGGAAGTTGGTTGGTGCATTTATCCAAACAGCAAACTTCAACGATTTGGATTTTGCTAACGGAACGGATGTTGCTGATATCAGTTTAACACTTCGTTACGATTACGCTATTTTATCATTCTAAGAACGGAGGGCATATGAGTATGTGGGAAATTTTCAAAGATGACAATGAGTACAATGAGAAATCAATAATTGGTTTCGGTGCATTCACAATAATGGTTATTTTTGCAGGAGCAGATGTTGTTACTGGTATCATGGGTAAAGACTTAGTTATCAATGATGTAGTATACAATTCATTTCTATTCACTACTTTAGGTAGTTTCGGTATCGCAGGTGCTGAAAAAGTATTAGGAAATAAAAAATAAAAAAATAAATTCGTTTTTACGAAAGTTACAACATAATTATTATATATGGTTTTAAATTCATTTCATAGGAGATAAACAATGGCTGAGAATCAGTACGCGTTTCCTACTGAACAATTATCTTTACCATCAAAAGGATTACTATATCCTAAAGATAGTCCATTAAGTAGTGGAACAATAGAAGTCAAATACATGACTGCAAGAGAAGAGGATATTCTTACCTCTACAAATCTAATAGAAAAAGGTTTAGTGATAGATAGATTATTAGAATCAGTAATCGCTGACCCAAAAGTAAAATTAGATGATTTATTAATTGGTGATAAGAATGCATTGATGTTAGGTACTCGTGTATTAGGATATGGTAAAGAGTATGTATGTACTATCATAGACCCCGATACAGGTTTAGAAGTTGAAACATCATTTGATTTAACTAAATTATCAACAAAAAATTTAGATAAGAAGTTGATAAAGGGTGGTAATAAGTTTCAATTTACCTTACCAATATCAGGTAGAGTTTTAGAGTTCAAACTATTAACACATAAAGATGAAAAAGAAGTTCAAGCAGAGTTGGATGGATACAAAAAACTTGAACAATTAAATGGTGTATCAAGAGAACTCACTACTCGTTTGAAAAAACAAATCATTTCAGTAGATGGTGAAACAGATAGAGGTGAAATAAATAACTTTGTAGACAATCAGTTTCTTTCACAAGATACAAGAGCATATAGAGATAATTTAACCAAGATATCACCAGATGTAATATTCGAACAAGAATATACAAGTCAAATAGGAGAGCCCCATAAGGTAAATATACCTGTAGGGGTACGATTTTTTTGGCCTGACAGCATCTAATAAATTAGACCTACACGAAGAAATATTTTCATTAGTATATTATGATTCAAAGTTCTCGTTCACAGAACTTTACACCATGCCCGTATATCTTCGCAGATTCTATACTAATAAACTACTCGAAGTTCGTAAAAAAGAAAAAGAAAAGGCAGAAAAGCGAAGAAGAAGATAGTTCATAAAATATAGGATTTTGATATTTATTATTGGATTCCAACATTCAAAGGAAATTAATCTTATGTTTAAGAAAGAACAATTAAATAAACTACATGAGCAAGGACTACTTGAAGGTCTGTTAAACACTCTTGTAGATAAAATCAAGGGTATCAATGATGCAGAACTTGACAGAATCTTTTCAAAGAAAGACCAAAAGATAGCAGATGCATTAAAAAAACTCAAGAAAAATCCAAGAGCAGAAAGAGCAAGAATAGAAAAAGCATTAGGATTGTAATATGGCATCAACCGAGCAACTCAAAAATGCCGAACGAATCATACAATTGACGGAAGACCGAGAAAAGGTTTCTCAAAAAATCAAAGACATCATCAAGGAGATGAATTCGGCCACTAAGGAAGAAAAAGAGAATCTGGAGAAACGCCTTAGAACACAGAAAGTTATATTAGATACTGCAAAGAAAGAAATAAAAATAGCAAATGGATTAAAAGATATCTCGGATGATATTCTTGATAATAAAGATAAAGAAGCTGTACTTTCGTATGATATAGCAGGTAGTAAAGAAAAACTTCGTAAGATATCTGTTGATATTAAAAAACTTGAAGATATTGGAACTGCATCTGCTAAAAAGAAAGCAGAATCACTAAAAACCCAACGAGATGAAACCTATGTGATATTCGAGGCTAATGCAGATATTGCAGCACAAATGCAATCCCAAAATAAACTTACTGATAAGTTACTTGGTTCTCTTGGGTTAAGTGCTAGTAGTATGAAAGATATTAAAGACCAGGCAGTATTGTTTGGTAGAGCAATTGCAAAGAATCCTTATTTGTTATTACTTGCTGGTTTAGCATTGGCAGTTTCCTATACAGTCGATATGGTAAAAAACACTCAAAAATTATCTCAAGAATTTGGGTTATCTGCAACACAAGCAGCAAAAGTAAATAAAGAAGTAGGATTTTTTAATAGAAAGTTTTTTGAATTTTTTGGACAAGATACTAATAAAATATCAGGCGAGATAATACAGAACTTTGGTGATATTGGAAACTTCGCAGGATTATCTGCAGAAGAAGTTGCTAAAATGTCTATGGGATTAGGTATTGCTGGAGAGGATGCAGTAAAGTTAGCCAGAACTATGGTAGGATTGGTGGATGGTGTTAACGATGGTGCTGATGGTATGGAAAGACTTGAGGTGTTTTCTGGTATTGCTAAAGCAAACAATGTTGGTACAGGTCAAATAATAAAAGATTTAGCAGAAAATACAGAAACATTTGCAGAGTTCACGAGAGATGGTGGTACTAACATGGCAAGAGCAGCAGTTCAAGCAAGAAAACTCGGTGTTAGTTTACAAACCACTGCAAAGATTGCGAACTCATTATTAGATTTTGAATCAAGTATTGAAAAGGAGATGGAGGCATCTCTATTAATTGGTAAACAATTAAACTTCAACAGAGCAAGAGAACTTGCACTCGCTGGTGATATTGCAGGTGCTACACAAGATGTTGTTAAACAGATAGGTGGAGCTGGTGAATTACAGAAAATGAATGTTATTCAAAGAAGAGCATTAGCAGAATCTATTGGAGTTAGTGTAGATGAGTTAAGTAGATTAGCAAGTGGTAAGTTAGAAGTTAAAAGTGATGGAGTTGAACCAATTGATGCAAATACAGAGGCAACTTTATTATTAAATAATACTATTGATGATTTAAGAAGCAACCTAACAATGATGTCCCCAGCATTATTAGCAATAGAACCTATTGGGAATGCAATGAAAGGAATTGCTAAAAAGTTTGGTGTAGATGTTGGACCAACGAGAACTAATCGAGTTGCTAGTGATTTAGTTAAGAAGACACCAGGTGGTAGATTTAAAGCAGAGGGGATGAAAGGGCCTGGATTTAAAGACTCGGCAAAAGCTCTTTCACAAGCAGATGATATACTAAAAAGTTCTGCAGTTAAAAATTCAACAAAAATTTTGAAAAAAGCAGCATTGCCAGTAGCACTTGCTCTTGATGCAATGGATATTGCTTCTACAGCCGCAGATGAGAATAAAACTAAAATGGATGTAGGAAGAGAAGTTGCTGAAAAAGCAGCAGGTTATGGTGGAGCTGCACTTGGAGCAAAAGGTGGAGCAGCACTTGGAGCAGCAGTTGGTTCTGTAATACCAGTACTTGGTACTGCAGTTGGTGCAGGAATTGGTGGATTGATTGGTGGTATTGGTGGGTATTTTCTTGGTGAAGGTGCCGCATCAAATACACTTGATGCTACAATGGGAATTGCAACTGGTGATGAAAAAGATAAAGGTATGAGTAAGGTGTTAGAGGAATACTCAGATTTAGATAAAGAAGAAAGAAAACAATTATCAGATGCACTACTTGGTGGACAAGATAGTATAAATAAATTTATAGAAGCAAATAGTGGATTATTTAGTGGATTTAATGATTTAGGAGAATTAGTACAAGTAATGCAAGAAGTTGCAGCAAATACAGGTAAAACAACAACGGAAATAGCAAACTTAATAAGTGAGTAAAATGGGATTATTTGATAAAGTAAAAACAGATATAACATCTTTCAATTGGAAAGGTACGATAGGTAAGGAATCAAGAACTAACCAAGATAATTTACCGCCCGAACCAGGTCTACCAAATGAGAATCAAGAAGATATGGTTGAGTTTTATGATTATGGTAATGATTCACTAAAGAAGAATGGTGGGGATAGAAATCGTCAAGATAACTTACAGGCTAATCAAACAAGTAATAAATCACTTGAAGATAGATTAGATGAAGTTGATGAACAATATAAAAAACTTGGTGGTAACGAGGGATTAAAATCAGAGGGATTAGGTTTTGATGAACCATTTATCACAAAAGAGATTGGTGATGGTTATGGTGATATACTTAAGATACCTGGAGTGTTTTATGGTGGAACTGCATTATCAGTAGTGAGAGCAGCAGAAGATGTTGTTCGTTTAGGTAAGTTTGCATTAACACCAAAAGGTATTCTATGGGGTGTGAAACAAGCATTACTACAAAAACAAAACACACAAATAAATACACAGAAGTTTGCACCAGTCAAAGGATTAGCATCTATTGTACCAATGGTACATACACCAAGACATGCAAATAGTTCGTTAAATCCATTCGCAGATTCAGAAACATTTGAAGATACTGATGAGGGTACGAGAAGTGAAACTATAAGTGCAACTGATGTGGGTTCACAGAAACAAGACCCAGAGGGATTCTTTGCTAATTTAGCAAATGCATTTGGATTCGGTGGTGGACCACAAACAGAAGAAGCATCTGAATATGGATTCCCAAAGGGTGCAAAGATAAAATCTGCAGGTGGTAATTTATATGAAGTGGGTACAAGTAATATGTTACAAGTTCCTTATGGTGGACAATATGGTAACTATAAAAGAGTTGCTCAAGGTAAAGGTATGACTCAAGAGAACAACATACCTAAAGATTTTATAAAATTCAAAATAAGAGATGCAGTAAATGGTAAGTGGTTAATATTTCCAGCACATCTTGGTAGTATAACCGATACAATCTCACCAGAATACACTCAAGATAGATATATTGGTAGACCTGATGCAGTACATATCTACTCAGGTACTAATCGTAGTGTAAGTTTTGATTTTAAAGTTGCTGCATTCACTAAACAAGAGATACCAATCATCCAAGAAAAGATGAACTATTTAGTTGGGTTAGGATACCCAAGTTACAAGAGTTACTTTAATGGAGATACAGAGGCGAGACCAGTAACACCATATGTTTATTTAACAATTGGCGATATGTTTAATCAAACACCAGGTTACTTCAATAGTATCACAATAACAATTGAAGAGAATGCAACTTGGGAAATAGATGATAAACATCAAATACCACAAGTATTTAGTGTAAGTTGTGAGTTTGTATACATTGGTAAATACCTACCACAGACAGTAGGTAAACATTATGAAGTGCCTTGGTTAGAGGATAGTGGAGTTGGTGAGAAGAAGTTTGGTACATTTGGTGACCAAGACCCAACATCATTAGGTAATAGACCTGCTAATGTACAAGATAACAAGTGGGTAAAAGGTAATTAGTAATGAATAGATATAGATTCACAAAGATAAAAAAAGATAGTACTGAGGGATTTCAACATCGTGTGATAACTGAGTATCCAATCATCACACCTAAAAATTCAGATAGAATTTACTACTCTAAACAAGGTGAAAGATGGGATAATATTGCTTATAAGTTTTATCAAGATACTTCACTATGGTGGATAATTGCAAGAGCAAACACAGACATAGATTTTAAAGGTAACATGGCATTACCAATAGGTACTAAACTAATCATACCAACAGATGTGGGTGAAATTATATCGGATTTAGAAAGAATTAACCGAATAAGACAATAATGTTTCAGTTCACACAGATTGATAAGAACATTCAAGATACTCTACATAAGAGAATCAATGCACTAACAAGAAGTGGTGAGTTCAATCCATTAGACCCTACTGCAGAACAACAAAGTAATGCAGTATCAGAAATGTTAACTAAAACTTGTTGGGTTAGAGTTACTTCATCTATACCAGAGTTCAAAAAATATAATAATGAAAGTGATGCTAAAGATACAAATAATGGTAAATTTATTAGACCATTAGAAATAGTAAAAGAAAAACCATTTCGTTTAAGTGGTAACTTCAAAGATGGTCAACCAATCAATAGACCAATTACATCAAAAGTAAATTTGATGAATAATCCAAATACTTCAACACTAAGAGCACCTGCAGGTGTTACTGGTGTATCAACCGCATTTGCAAATCATTCTATACAAAATGTAACAATCAATTGGAAATTATATGATAGAGATGATTTTGATGTATATGAACAAGGATTTTTAACTCATGGTAGAATAGTATTAGTTGAGTTTGGATGGAATGTACCTAATGTAAATCTTGGTGTGATGGAAAAACCAAGTGATATGATGGAGTATTATCAGAGTATACAAAAAAGAATTATTAATTCTGGTGGTGATTATTATGCTGCTATAGGAAAAATAAAAAGTTTTAGTTATAATATTGGTACTAACGGAGAGTTTGATTGTACAACAGAACTTACTTCAATGGGTAGTACTTTATTTAAAGGATTAATGGATACAGGTGACCCAATACCAGATTTATTAAAAAGTAAAAACCAAGAGAAGATAGAAGAGGCTTATGCAAAAGTTAATTTATCTTATGAAGAGTTCATGAAAGATTTTGATAATGTTCTCAAAAAACAAGTAGGTAAGGAACAAGGGGTTTACTATAATGAAAAGCGAGAAAAGGGTTATTGTAGTTGGGGTTGGTTTGAAGATAATGTACTAAATACATTCTTTACCTTTACTACAAAAGCAGAGAGTGGTAAAGAGATAAGAACAGAAATGAGGAGTTTGGGGACTGGATACAAGAATGTTGATGGTACAATTACTAAACAACAAGGTGAAAATCCATGTAGAGTTGGACCAGATTTATTCACAAAAGATTTAAACATTATACTACCAGGTCGTATTGCAGGATTCGATGATTTAAAAAAAGCAAAAGATATAGAATCATTTGATGATAAGGTAAGAGAAGATTACGAAACCACTGCTGAAATATATAGTGCTATGAATAATCCAAAGGTATTTCAACCATTCGTACCATCAAATCAAACAGATAGAGGTAGTATTAGAAGATTTGTTTTTAGTTCAGATTTTTTAAAGAAATCGTTTTCAAAAGTAAGAGATTTAGATGCTGCATTAACAACACATTGGAGTAATGTATCTGCAGCTTATGGAAGTTATTGGAACTTCGAAACTATTAATGACCAAGATAATAATGGTAGAGTGGGTGTTATAGATAGTTTCAAACCAGAATCAAAAGTTTCTATGGTGAATCCAAGTCTTGATAAGAGTGTATTATCTAAACCAGGTAATACTAATGGTAAAACATTCGTGTTTCCACTTTATAGTACAAGAAGTTTATTTAAAGATTTTAGTTTACAAGTTAATTTATCAAGTGCAATGGCAACACAAGCATTATATCACTCACAAAAGAACTTTGCTAAAGAGGGACAGAACACTACAAACAAACCAGAGGATTTAGCAATAACTGCTATGTCTTCACTACAAAATCAATCCATGACAGACCCAGAGGGTAAAGGTGGTATTGACCAAGATTTTGTTTTAAAAGATGTTACACCTACTATAGTTGGTGCAGATGGTGAGGGTGGAAAGATGGTTAAACGAAGTGACCCTAATGACCCTAATTCAGAACTAAAAGTTGTGGATAATAATTTATTTGTAGAGGGTGAACCATTATCTGATGCAGTAGTAAAACAACAAGAGATAGAAGCAAAAATAAAAAATGAAGAAGAAATTAAAAAAGCTGATTCGGGTACAAGGTTGATAACAGATAATGCTGGTTTGATTTATAAATCAAATGGTGAGATGATGAACTCGTTCCAAAGAGGTATGGATTTCCTATTACTAAAGAAAGATGATGCAAATGTAGATGTTGACCCTGTAACACCAATTGAAGTTTCATTTACCATGCCTGGAATTGGTGGAATACAAATGTATGATATATTTGGTGTAGATTATTTACCTGATAATTATCGTAGATATGGATTGTTTCAAGTGAGTGGAATGGACCACACACTATCTACTGCAGGATGGGATACAAAGATTACAGGTAAGTTAAGGGTGGATATGGAAACTCTTACAAATGATGC